GCCCGTGGTGCAGCCTGGCGGCGGCACCTTCAGCAACCGGCCATGGCGTGATGTGCCCTTCGTGCCCGTGCGCCCGCGCCGCCCGCGCAAGAAGCGGCAGGAGGAGCTGGTCTTTCTCGGGCACTGAATTGCGCACTGTCAAGCCGCTTGCCTTACGCGCTTGACAAGCACCGCCGCACCATGCGGCGCATGAGCAAGCTGCCAGCCAATCTCCAGCGCGCCCTGCCCAAGGGCCGCACCGAGCGCTCCCTGCAGGTCGAGCGCGCCGCCATCGACGAGCAAGCGCGCACCGCCACGCTGGCCTTCGCCAGCGAGACGCCCTACGAGCGTTACTGGGGCGTCGAGATCCTGGACATCAACCCGAGCGCCATGCGGCAAGGTCGCCTGCGCAGCGGGGCCAATCTGCTCGTCGACCACGACTCCCGGGACGTGGTCGGCGTCATCGAATCCGTCGAGGTGGGCACGGACCGCGTAGCCCGTGCCACCGTGCGCTTCGGGAGGAGCGCACGCGCGGAGGAAGTGTGGACCGACGTCCGTGACGGCATCCGCCGCAACGTGAGCGTGGGCTACATGATCCACAAGGCGCAACTGGTCGAGCAGCGGGATGGTGTGGAAACCTACCGCGTCACCGACTGGGAGCCCTTCGAGGTGTCGCTGGTGTCCGTGCCAGCCGACCCGACCGTCGGCGTCGGCCGCAGCCTGGAATCCGCCCTGGATGCAGGCCCCGATGCAGACCCAACGGCCGCCGTCCTGGCTGCCGTCACTGAACCCGAAACCCAACCCTCGAAGGAGCACATCGTGTCCGATGTCACCGTTGACGCGCGCAACCATGCCGCAGAGATTTCCAAGATCGCCAAGGGCCTGCCCGGCGGCGCCGAGATGGCCCTGGACGCCATCCAGCGCGGCCTGACCACTGAGCAGTTCCAGGCCGAGGCGATCGCCAAGCTCACCACCGCGCCCGTGCGCACCGCTGACGTCGGCATGAGCAAGGCCGAGGTCAAGCGCTACAGCGTCATGCGCGCCCTGAACGCGCTGGCCAACCCGTCGGACGCCGCCGCCCAGCGCGCCGCCGCCTTTGAACGCGAGTGCTCCGACGCGGTCGGCGCCAAGCTCGGCAAGTCCGCGCGCGGCTTCTTCCTGCCGCACGACGTGCAGAAGCGCGACCTGGTGGTGGGCACGGCATCGGCCGGTGGCAACCTGGTGGCCACCGACTTGCTGGCTGGCGACTTCATCAGCCTGCTGCGCAACGCCATGGTCATCATGGGCATGGGCACGCGCATGCTGACGGGCCTGAACGGCAACATCGCCATCCCGCGCCACAGCGGTGCCGGCACCGCCTACTGGGTGGCCGAGTCCAACGCCCCGACGGAAAGCCAGCAGTCGTTCGACCAGGTCACGATGTCGCCCAAGACGGTTGGCGCCTACACGGACATCAGCCGCAAGCTGCTGCTGCAGTCCAGCCTGGACGTGGAAGCGCTGGTGCAGCAAGACCTGGCCACCGTGCTGGGCCTGGCCATCCAGCAAGCGGCCATCAACGGCAGCGGCTCCAGCAACCAGCCCAGCGGTCTGCTCACGCTCATCACCCCGAGCGTGGCCGGCGGCACCGACGGCGCTGCGCCCACCTGGGACAACATCGTCGAGCTGGAAACGGACGTGTCGGTGGCCAACGCCGACGTCGGCACCCTGAGCTACCTGACCAACGCCAAGGTGCGCGGCAAGCTCAAGGGCACGTCCAAGGTGTCGGGCCAGAACGGCTTTGTCTGGGAAGGCGGCGACACGCCGCTGAACGGCTACCGCGCCGCCGTCACCAACGCCGTGCCGTCCAACCTCACGAAGGGTTCGGGCACCGCGCTGTCGGCCATCGTGTTCGGCAACTTCGCCGACCTGCTGATCGGCATGTGGGGCACGCTGGACCTGATGGTGGACCCGTACAGCAACAGCACCAGCGGCACCGTCCGCGTGGTGGCGCTGCAGGACGTGGACATCGCGGTGCGCCATGCCGAGTCGTTCGCCACCATGGTGGACGCCGTCACGGTGTGATGACCCACTGACGCGCCAGGTGCCGCCGTGTTCGTCGAAGACCTGAATCCGTTCTTCAACGTCGCCGAGTTCGCCACCCCTGGCGTGCTCGACGGCGTGGAGGTGGCCGGGATCTTCGAGGCCGGCTTTGAGGATGCCTCGCTGGCCGGCTTCGGCCCGGCAGGCACCTCGCCCACCTACACCCTGCCCTCGGCCAGCGTCCCTGCGGCGCCCGAGGGCAAGGCGCTGGTCATCTCCATCGGCCAGGCCGCCGGCACCTACCGCGTCGCCAACGCGCGCCACGACGCCACCGGCGTGTGCGCGCTGGACCTGCTGCTTCAACGCTGAATCTTTAGGAGTTCGCCATGACTGTTCGTTCCTCGGCCGGCACCACCATCGGCCTGTCTTCGTCCCAGCCCGCCACCTACAACGCGGCCGGCTACGGCGCCCTGACGTTCACCACCATCGGCGAGGTCACCGACCTCGGCGAGTTCGGTCGTGAATTCAATCTCATCACCCACAACCCCATCGGCAGCCGCGGCACCGTCAAGCTGAAGGGCAGCTTCAACGAAGGCTCCATCAACATGACGGTGGGCCTGGACACCGACGACGCCGGCCAGATCCTGGCCAAGACGGCCAGCCTGTCCGACGATGACTACTCGTTCAAGATCACCACGCAAAACGGCGACGACTACTACTTCCAGGCGAAGGTCATGTCGTTCAAGGTCAACGTGGGCTCGGTCGACAGCGTCACCACCGCCACCATCATGCTGGAGCTGACCACCAACAGCGCCGGCGTCGGCGTGGTGGAAGACCTGACCGTCTGATTTGGCCAGGTCGCACTGAGCACGGGCCCGGGTGGCGTCTCCTCTTCGCAGGGGAGCGCCCTCGGGCACCGGCAAACCCTCAACCCCTGCGAAGCCCCCACACCCCACCATGTTCGAAATTACCTCACTCGCCGCCAAGGACACTTTCACGCTGGACCTGGTCAACGCCAACGACGAGCCGCTGGCCGATGCCGAGGGCAAGCGTTTGTCGGTCACGGTCTACGGCCCGGGCTCCAAGGCCTACCAGCGCGCCAACGCCGAGCGCACGCAGCGCCTGATGAAGCGCATGCAGCGCAAGGGCAAGCTGGAGATGAGCGCCGAAGAGCAGGCGCGCGAGAACGCATCCTTCTTGGCCAGTTGCACCGTCAGCTTCAACGGCTGGGCCTACAAGGGCGACCCGCAAGCCTTCGAGGCGGCCTACGCCGACCCGTCCATCGGCTTCATTGCCGACCAGGTCAGCAAAGCCATCGGGGACTGGGCAAATTTTTCGACGAGTGCCGCGAGCGCGTAAGCCTGTACGTGCGCCAGCTCGCCTACCTGCACGCACCCATCGAAACCCCGTCGAAGAAGAACCTCAAGAAGTCCACCACCACCCAGCCGGCCACGCGGATGAAGCGCTACGACGATCAAGGTGTTCAGCCCCCGCTGCCCGATGCTGGGGCGGCAGCGCACCTGGTGGCCTACCTGCTGGACGCCGGCCCCACCGGCCATGGCGGCATGGGCCCCACGCCGCTGACGCACAGCGACATCGCCGCCTGGCAGGCCAACACCGGTGTGGAGCTGACGGCGTGGGAAGCGCGCACCCTGCGCGCCTTGAGCGTGGACTGGATTGCCAGCAGCCACGACGCCACCCAGCCCGACTGCGCCGCGCCCTGGGTTGAGCTGCAGGAGGACACCCGCGAGCGCGTGGCCGAGCGGGTGCGCAGCCTTTTCGGCGCGCGCGCCCGGCAGCAAGCCAAGGGCGCGCCGCGCCAGGCGGTGCACTGACATGCAGGCCGGCGACGTCAGCGTCCGCCTTCTGGCCGATGTGGCGCAGTTCCAGCGCCAGATGGCGCGCGCTGAGGCGCTGGTGCAGCAGACCTCGGCCAACATGATCTCGGCCTTCAGGGGCCTGGCCGCGCCGCTGGCCGCCGCCTTCAGCCTGGGCGCCATCGTGCAGTGGACGCGCGCCGCCATCGACGCTGCCGACAAGGCCGGCAAGCTCGCGCAGACCATCGGCGTGGCCACCGAGCAGGTGGCGGGCCTGCAGCTGGCCTTCCGCCAATCGGGCCTGGCCGCCGAGCAGCTGGGCCCGGTGATGAGCAAGCTGGCCGCAGCCATTGCCAACGGCAACAAGGCGCTGGACGCCATGCAGGTGGCCACCCGCAACGCCGACGGCAGCCTGCGCAGCACCCGCGACGTGCTGGGTGACGTGGCGCAGCGCTTTGCCGGCTACCGCGACGGCGCCGCCAAGACCGCGCTGGCCGTGGCGCTGCTGGGCGAGGAGGGCGCCAAGCTGGTGCCGCTGCTCAACGGCGGCGCGGCTGGGCTGGCGGACATGGACGCCAAGGCGCGGGCGCTGGGGTTGACGCTGGACGACAAGGCGGCCAAGGCTGCGGCCGAATTCAACGATCAGCTCGACCTGCTGCGCGCCCGTTCCCAAGGCGCAGTGCAATCCATCGGCCTTGGCCTGCTGCCCGTGGTGAATGAGCTGCTGTCCGGCTTCTCCAGCGCCACCGACGCCACCGACCGCTACAAGGGCGTCGTCGAGGCGCTGCGCATCCCGCTCGAAGCCATTTCGATTGCCGCAGCCAATGTCAAGTTCGTGCTGGAGTCCGTAGGACGCGAGATCGGCGCTGTCGCGGCGCAGATCGTCACGCTCGGGCAGCTCGACATTGACGGCTTCAATGCCATCTCCGAGGCAGTGAAGGAAGACGGCCGCCGAGCCAGGGCCGAGCTGGACGCCTTTGAGCAACGAGTACTGAACGCCGGCCGCAGAGCAGCCGCCACAGCAACGGCAGCCGCAGCGGCCAGCAACCGGCCGGCCGCTCCAACCATCGGCACCACCGCCACCGACCCCTTCGGCGTGTTTGCCAACCGCGCGCTGGCTGCCCAACGCCAACGCGACATCGACGCAGCCATCAAGGCCGAGCAAGACCTCACCAAAGCGCTGCAAAAGGAAGCGGCCGACCGTGCCAAGGCGGCCGAAGACGAGTACGAAGCCCTGCGCCGGACCGTCGAGGGATGGACCCGAACCCAACTCGAGGCCTACAGCCGCAACGCCGACGCGGCCCAGAGCCGCCTGGCCACCTTGCAAGACGAGGAAGCGGCCATCGCGATGGCTGCGCAGCGCAACGTCAGCCTGGCCGAAGCCATCGAGCTGGTGGCCATCGCGCGCCTGTATGAGGCCAGCGTCGGCCTGGACGCCAACGACGTCCGAGCCCAAGCCATCGACCGTGAAATCGCCGCGCGCGAGCAACTCGTCGAGCTGATGCGCTCGCGCGCCGCCCGCGACGCCAACCAGCAAGCCGCCGAGCAGGCCGCGCGCGACTGGAGCCAGATCACCCAACAGATCGGCCAGTCACTCACCGACGCTCTGATGAACGGCAGCATGAAGGCCGGCGACTTCATCAAACGCCTTTTCAGCACCATGGTGCTGCGCCCGGTCATTCAGGCGGTGATGAATCCCATCATGGGCGCCATGGGGTCGGCGCTGGGATTCAGCGGCGCGGCGTCGGCGGCCACGGGTGGCGCATCCGCCGCGTCCACCGGGATGTCAGCCATCGGCGCCATGGGCACGCTGGGCGCCTACGGCAGCCTTTTCGGTTCCGGCGCCACACTGGCCATGGCCGGCAACACCATGGGCGCGCTCAGCTCGGCGGGCGCCATGATGTCCGCAGGCGCTACCGGCTCTGGCCTGGCGATGGGTGCCGGCGCCCTGGCCCCCTGGGTCATCGGCGGCATGATCCTGATCAACGGCCTGAGCCGCAAGCTCAAGGACGTCGGCATTCAGGGCACCTTCGGCGGCGACGCCGGCTTCAGCGGCGAGCAGTACCGCTTTTACAAGGGCGGGTTCCTGCGCAGCAACAAGACCACCACGCAGGCGCTGGATGCCGAGATGCAGGGCGTGCTGTCGGGTACCTTCACCCAGATTCGCTCCAGCACGGCCGAAATGGCCCGCCAATTGGGCCTGAGCGCTGATGCGCTGGACAGCTTTACCAAGGACATCAAGTTCAGCCTCAAGGGCCTGACCGAAGAGCAGATTCAGCAAAAGCTGACCGAAGAATTCGGCAAGCTCGGCGACGAAATGGCCCGCCTCGTCATGGGCGCCGGCGGCAGCGCCCAGGCCTTGCAGCAGCTGTACCAGGCGGTGATGCAGCAACGCGAGCAACTGGAGGTTCGGCTGCTCGAGCTGCAAGGCAACACGGTGGCGCTGCGCGAGCGCGAGCGGGCCACGATCCACGAAACAAACCTAGCCCTCTATGACAGCGTGCAGGCGCTGGAGGACTACCAGGCCGCCGCCAAGGCCGCAAGCGAGGCGCTGACGGCGCAGATCAACGCTCTGCGCTCCGAGCTTGATCAGGCGCTAAGCGAACGCCTCTCCATTGCCCAGGCCGTGGTCGGAGAGCGGACAACGCTCGAAGAGCGGCTGCTGCAACTGCAAGGCAACACCGCCGCCCTGCGCGAGCGCGAGCTGGCCGCCATGGACCCGCTCAACCGCGCCTTCGCCCGGTTTGTGTTTGCCGCCGAAGACGCCAAGACGGCCACCGAGCAAGTCGCGCAGCGCATGAGCGCCCTGGCCGACGCAGGCGCCGGCATCGCCGCGTTCGTCGCCGAGCTGCAGCGCGGCAGTTCCGGCGCTTCGTCCATCGGCGCCCTGCGCGCGCAGTACCAGGCCACGCTGGCCCTGGCCCGCCAGGGCAATGTGCAGGCCAGCGGCCGCATCGTCGGCGAGGCCCGCGCCTTGATCGACGCAAGCCAAGCGCGCGCCCGCACCCGCACCGAGGCCGACA